TGAAGACAAAGAAGATAAGAAAAAAGACGAAAAAGAAATGTCTGAAGCGGAAGACAAGGAAGACAAGAAAGAAAAAGAAGTTTCTGAATCTGAAGATAAAGAAAAAGAAATGAAAAAAGAAATGTCTGCTAAAGATAAAGTAAAAGATATGGATATGAAAGAAGACGTTAATGCTTTAACTGAAGGTGAAGACCTATCAGAGGAATTCAAAGCAAAAGCGGCTACAATATTCGAATCTGCTGTTAAAGCAAAACTTGTCGAAGAAATTGAAAAATTAGAAAGCGAATACGAAGCAAAAGTTGACGAAAAAGTTTCTGAAGTTAAAGAAGAAATCGTTGACAAAGTTGACGCTTATCTAAACTATGTTGTCGAGGAGTGGATGAAAGAAAACGAATTGGCAATAGAAAAAGGCTTGAGAGCTGAGATTACTGAAGATTTTATCGGTGGTCTTAAATCTTTATTTGAATCTCACTACATTAATGTTCCACAAGAGAAATATGATGTAATTGAGAATCAAGCTGCTGAGATAGAAAAGTTAAAAGAAGAAGTTAACAAAACTATCGAAAAGAACGTTGAGTTAAACCAAAAGATTGCAGAATCAACAAGATCAGATATTATCAAAGATGTATCTGCTGATTTGGCTGCAACTGAGGCTGACAAACTTAACGGTTTAGCAGAAAGTATTGAATATAAAGACGCTGACAGTTTTAGAAAAAGTGTAGAAACTTTAAAAAATTCTTACTTCCCTAAATCTAAGGCGAGTGATAACGAATCTAATGAAGTAGCAGAAAACAATGCTGGTTTAGACTTGTCTGAATCAATGGCTGCATATACTGCTGCAATTAGTAAAACAAAGAAAAATCCTTACATAAAGTAAGGGTTTAGTTAATTAACTAAAGAAGGAGAGATAGAAAAATGTTTTTATCTGAATCAATACAACAAAAGTGGCAGCCCGTTTTAGAACATCCTGATCTTCCAAAGATCAACGATGCTTATAAAAGAGCCGTTACTTCAATGGTATTAGAGAACCAAGAAAAAGCGTTAAGAGAAGATGCTGCTTTCTTATCGGAAGCTGCGCCTACTAACGCAACTGGTGCTTCAATACAAAACTGGAATCCTATTTTAATTAGCTTAGTAAGAAGATCAATGCCTAACCTTATCGCTTACGATATTGCAGGCGTTCAACCAATGTCAGGTCCTACAGGCTTGATATTTGCTATGAGAAGCAGATATGCATCTCAAACTGGTGGTGAAGCTCTTTTTGACGAAGCTGACACAGACTTCAGTGGTAGAAATGCTGCTGGTTCATCTGTTTCAAATAAAACAGGAGTAGCACAATCTGGAACTAACCCAGCTGTACTTAACGACACACCTGCTGGTGCATACACAAGTGGATCAGGAATGACTACTGACTATGCAGAAGCATTAGGTGATGCGTCTGGTAATGCGTTTGCTGAAATGGCATTCTCAATTGAGAAATCAACTGTGACTGCAAAAAGCAGAGCATTAAAGGCTGAGTACACAATGGAATTAGCACAAGACCTTAAAGCAATTCACGGTTTAGATGCTGAAACTGAATTATCAAACATCTTATCTGCTGAGATCCTTGCGGAAATCAATAGAGAGGTTGTAAGATCAGTTTACATCGGATCTGAAAAAGGTGCTCAAACTAATACAACAACTGCAGGTATCTTTGACTTAGATACAGACTCTAACGGTAGATGGTCTGTTGAAAGATTTAAAGGCCTAATGTTCCAATTAGAAAGAGATGCTAACGTAATCGCACAAAGAACAAGAAGAGGAAAAGGTAATATGATTATCTGTTCTTCAGACGTTGCTTCTGCGTTACAAATGGCTGGTGTGTTAGACTACACTCCTGCGTTAAACAACAATTTAAATGTTGATGACACAGGAAATACTTTTGCTGGTGTATTAAATGGTAAATATAAAGTTTACATTGATCCATATTCAGCAAATACAGCTGCTAAACAATACTTTGTAGTAGGTTACAAAGGTACTTCACCATATGACGCTGGTATATTCTACTGCCCATATGTACCTCTACAAATGGTAAGAGCAGTTGGCCAAGACACATTCCAACCAAAAATTGGATTCAAAACTAGATACGGTCTAGTAGCGAACCCATTTGCTGGTGCTGGTGCGTCTGACGCTATTACTGCTGATGGTTTAACATCTGCTAATGCAAACAGATATTACAGAAAAGTTCAAATCGTTAACTTAATGTAATACTTGTTACAAACAAATTTAAAAGGGC